GTTGCACGCGTACCGCTCGACGTCAGCGAGCGCACCGCGAACGCTCTGCTTCAACAACCAAACCGATGGCAGAATGGCTTTGAGTTTCGCCGCTCGCTCACGATGCAAGCGCTGCTATACGGCAACGCATTCGCCGTGATCAACCGCACGCTCGGTGGCGAGTTGCTCGAGTTGCTTCCGCTCGATATCGAAAGCGTGTCGCTCGATCTCACGAAGCCTGAGCCTGTTTACAAAACGCGGCTTTACGGTGACGTGCCGATGTCGTCGATGCTTCACCTGCGAGCCATCGGGCTTGACGGGTTGTGGGGCGAATCGCCAGTGCGATTGTGCCGCACGTCGCTTCAAGTTCTTGCATCGCAAGAACAGGCGCAACTGGAAGTGATGAAGAACGCGGGTAACCCAAAGATTGCCATCGTCGCGCAGGGCCCGATGGGAGCACCCGCGCGGCAAATGGTGGTCGAGGACTACATGAGGCACCACGCGGGCGCCGCGAATGCCGGCAAGCCGCTCGTGCTCGCCGAAGGTATGCGCGTGGAGCGGATCAGCAGCACGCTCGACGACGCTGGCATCGCCGCGGCTCGACGCTACAGCGTCGAAGACGTGTCGCGCATCTATGGCGTGCCGACGTCGTACCTCAGCGAGCAAAGCGGAATGAGCGGCGCTTATGGCACGATGGAATGGTCATCGCGCCGCTACGTGGATTCTTGCTTGCAACATTGGTTTGCAGCGTGGTCAGCTGAAATTGTGGCGAAACTTGCCCCGTTTGGCACGGCATCGTTCGATGCAGACAGCATTTCGCAGCCACCGCTCGCCGAACAATTTGCAGCGCTTCGCACTGGTGTCGAGTCGGGAATCATTACACGCAACGAAGCGCGTGATTGGTTGAACCTGTCGCCGCTCGACGGACTAGACGAGCCCATTATCGCCAAAAACATGGGCACGGGCGGCGGCCAAACCAACATTGGTGAAGACACAAGCGCGGGGAGCGTCGATGACTTCGCTTGAACGTCGCAGCGTCACCATCGGCGCACCAGCGGGCCGCACGTTGTCGGGCCTTGCGATTCCATACGGCAAATGGAGCCGCGAAATCTCCGAGCCGTTTAACCCGCAGTTCCGCGAGCGAATCACCCGAGGCGCTTTCGGCGACCTCGCGGGCGCTGACATCAAGTTGCTCTTCAACCACAACGCGAGCGCGTTGCTCGCTCGCACGCGCAGCGGCACGCTCACGCTCAACGACACCGCGAGCGGACTGCGCTTCACCGCGGATCTCGCCGAGACGAGCGTCGGCAACGACGTGCGCGCGTTGCTGGAGCGCGGCGACTTGAGCGGCGAAATGTCGTTTGGGTTCTACGTCGATCGCGACGAGTGGAACCCACGACGCACCGAACGCACCGTCACCGCGGCTCGACTCGTCGAGCTCAGCGTTGTTGTCGATGCCGCGTACGGAGACAAGACCTCATCGAGCCTGCGGAGTGTTTCCGCGGCTGCCATTGAAGCCGCGGCGCTGCGGCTCGAGATTCACAAGCACAGGATGAAAGACCATGTCTGAAGAGTTGACCAACCTCGAAAACACCGTCCACGAGTACCGCAAGACCCTCGACCGCTTTGCGGCTCGCACTGGTGCACAAACGCACCACGTTGAGATCCGCGGAAGCGGAGAAGAGCGCGAGAAGATCGCGCGCATCGATGCCGACCTCGACGCCGTCGAGCGCATGAACCAAGACCGCCTTGCGCTGCGCGCAGCACAAGAGCGCTTGAAGCAACTCGAAGAAGAGCGCTCGCAGCCGCAGTTCCGCGGCGTGGTCGCACGTGCCGACATCAAGCACGATCTTGCCAGCCCTGAGTACGCCAAGCGTTGGCTTCACGCTGTTGCGCGTGGCGACGCGGCCGAAATGCGCGCGCTTGCAACGAGCACCTCGGGCGCTGGCATTCCGACTGACATGGAACGCCGCATTGTCGAGAAGATGTACCAAGCGAACGTGCTGCGCTCCATCGCCCCAGTGTCTTCGATCGACTCCAAGCGCACGATCACCATCGAAGGCAACTTGCCAACGACGAACCTCGTTGCCGAAGCGGGCTCGATCACCCCGAGCGACCCGACTTTCGGCACTGCGATCAGCGTCATTCCGTACAAGTACGTGTGCGCTACGCAGATGTCGCAAGAGTTCATCGAAGACGCAATCGGCCAAGGTGGCATCGGCAGTGGCCTCGATTGGGTCGCAAGCCGCATCGGTCTTTCGATGGCGCTCAAAATGGAAGAGGCGTACACCATCGGCACCGGATCGAGCCAACCCGAAGGCATTGCGGGTTCAGCGGCGCAAACTGCGCTTGCCGGGCTTTCTCAGGTTACTGACCTTGGTGGCTCCGCCGTCACCACTGTGACCGCCGACAACGTCATTGATACCGTGCACCTCGTTGCGCCGCAGTACCGTAACTCGCCGCGTTTCCGTTGGCTTCTCTCTGACACGTTCGTGCGCGTCGCTCGCAAGTTGAAGAACAGCGTGACGACTAGCGGCGCCACGGAGTACATTTGGACGCAAGCACCATCAAACGCACAGACGATGGTGGGCGGCGCTCCTGGCTTGCTCTACGGTGTGCCGTATAGCGTTGGTCAGTACGTTCGTACGGCTACCACCAACAACAACATCTTTGCGGTCATTGGCGATTTCAACTACTTCGAGATTTTCGACCGCACTGGCATGACGTCGCTTGTCGATCCGTACTCGGCGGCAAGCACGCACCAAGTCACCCTCTACACGTACGCGCGGACCGATTCGCACATCATGCTCCCTGCGGCGTTCGCTGCGATTACCTGCTGATATCAGCAGTTCACGAAGCGCTTTTTCTTACCTTGCTCGCGGTGGGGGGAAACCCCCATCGCGGGTTTCATGGCTGTAACACTTGCAACCGTTAAAACGGCGCTGAAGATCGACTACAGCGACGACGACACCGAGCTAACACGGCTTATCGGTGTCGCTACGTCGTGGGTAGAGCGCTACACGGGCTTGGCGCTCACCCAATCGTCACGCACGATGTACTTGCGCGACTGGAAGCGCACCGTGTTTGCGGTGCAGCCGTACGTATCGCTCACGTCGGTGACGTACACGAGCACTGGCGGTTCAACGGTGACGATGACGAGTGGCACCGATTACTGGGTGGACTTGTCGCAGGATCTCGCGGCGCTCGAGTTCCTTGATGAGCCTGCGACCAAAGAAGGAACGCTCGCAACCGTCACGTACGTCGGCGGCTACTCGACCGAACCAAACGAGGTGGTGCAAGCCATCGTGTCGTTGGTTGGCCTGTACTACAACAACCCCGAAGCCGCGCAGCCCGTCGCGCTGTCGGTGGTGCCGCTCGGCGCTCAGTTCATGCTCGAACACTTGCGAGTGCGAGGGCCGTTCCGATGATCTCATCGGGCCTCACGCGTTTCCGCTTGTTCGTGCTCCGCGCGTCGGGCAACAACCCCGACTCGCTCGGCCGCCGCGCAACCACATTTGTCACCGTCGGAACAATCGTTTGCGACGTGCGCGAATCTTCGCCGGTTGAAACGTCATACGGTGACGGCGTGGCTGTGGTTGGCGCGTATGAAATTCGTACACGTTGGCCGAACATCGCGCGCTTGACCGTCACCGCGATTGATCGTTTGCAGTACGGCACGAAAGTGCTGCGCATTAACGGCATCCGAGACATGGATCAAAGGCGGAGGGTAGCAGTCATCGACTGCACTGAAATCGCATGAGCGCCACTTCTCTCATTAGCGATATCGTTAGCACGCTCGAATTGCAAACGACCGCGGGGCGGCGCGTGTACTACGGAACACGCTTGCAAACTTCGACGCTGCCAGCGATTACGTTTGAGATTCAATCGGGCACACGCGTGGCGCTCGGCAATCAAAACACGTTATCCGCGTATGAAGTCACGTTTAACGCCATCAGCGACAGCGTGAGCGCAGCAAAAACGCTTGACGACGATATACGCACTAGCGTCAACATGCTCGCGGGCGCAACTTTCATTTGCACCCAGTACGGAACCTTGCAGGAACCCGTTGCCGAAAACGGCGATGAGGCGGGCCTGTACATCGTCACCAGTCAATTTACGATCTATCAGGAAGGCCCCTAATGCCATCACCCACCACCGCAGCAAGCGTCAAGTTCGGCGCCACAACCATCGACGACGTGAGCGCCGCGACTGTCTCGGTTACGCGTCAACAAATTGACGTTACCGCAATCGGCGACGGACACAAACACCACGTGCAGGGCTTCAAAGAAGGCACTGTGCAGCTCGAAGTCTTCTACGACTCTGCGAGCACAAATATTGACATCCTCACCAAACTTGACGCTGGCACAATCGTCGATGAGTGCGAAGTCATTTGGGCCTCAGGCAAGTCGATTAAGGGCAAGGCATTCGTGCAGGAAGCCTCGCTCAGCGTCGCCCCGAATGACGTCGCGCGTTTGACCGCTACGCTTCTCTTCTCCACCAACGCCATTACGATTACCGAATGATCCCATCAATCATCGACGCTTTCCTTTCGCGTCCTGCCGTCGTGGAGTTCGACGGTAGGACGGTTACGCTTGCTCGGCCTACCGTCGCGCATTTCATCGCAGCGCAAGACGCCGAGTCTCGCGGCGAGTTCATGCCCGCGTGGTACGTGTGGCAGCACGTGCTCGACGAGAACGGCCGCCAGGCATTCAAGTCGATCGAGTACGTGAAGGAAATCTGCAATGCGCCGATGGTGATGCGACTCGCTCGATTGATTGAGCCGCTCTACTTGGAGGGCTTGGACTTGCCAGCGCCGCACGCGAAATCCTGAGTGTGGCGCAAATTGAGGTGCGTTTAGATACCCCGCTCGCAGTCTTGCTCGCGATGAAAGGACACAAAGGGCTTTCCCATGACATCGCCAGCAAGTTCAAGAAACAAGACATTCGCTCTCGGCTGCGAGATCGACGAGAAAGCCATTGAGCGAATCAATCAGCAGTTAATGATGTTGAGCCAAAAGGACGCGCGAAACGCAATGCGTCGCGGCCTTGGCAAATGGTCACGCTTCACAAAGAAAACGCTGGAAGCCACCGCACCGTTTGGCCGCGCGACCGCGACCGAATACGTGCGAAAGGCCGTGCGACCAAACGTTCACCTTAAGTGGTCGGTTATTACAAAGGTCAAGGGCTACAGCAAGGGCTTAGTTACATGGATGGCCGTAGGTGTCAAGCGCATTGACGGTACCTACCTCACCCCTCACTGGTATCAGGGCTGGTTGGAGAACGGCCACGCGATCAAGCGAGCAACCACGCAAGCGGAAAAGATCTTGCTCAAACAACGCGGCGAGCGTGGCAAGGCAATGAATTTCGTGCAGGTCGGGTATTCGCGTCCCCGCAACTGGGTGAAGAAATGGCGACCAGTTCTTAGCGCGATGGCTCCCCAATACGTCGCGCCCGAAGTTGAGAAAGCAATAAAGGACTCCGGCCTTGGCTAAAATTAACCGCATCAACATCGCCATCACTGGCGACTCAAAGGGCTTGCAGGCCGCGACAGACGCCGCACGTCGCGAACTGAACCGCCTAAACGCGGCGTCCGAAAGCACTAATAAACGGCTGCGCTCGCTTGCCGCGAGTAGCACGAAAGTCGGAACCTCGCTTAGCAAGTTTGGCGTCGCGGGCGCTGGGCTTGGCATGATCGGCGGCGCGGCCACGCTGTCGTCGATGGGCGGTATGGGGCTTGGGCTTGGTGCGCTTGGCCTTGGCCTCGGTGCCGGAGCGCTCGGCGTGGCGGCAATTCAAGGCTTGCCGGATATCCGAAAGCAAGCCGTTGACGCGTTGCGCGAAACGCAGCAAGACCAACGCCGCACGATGCAGGAGTTTGGGTTTACACAGAAGATTGCGGAGATGCTTGCGGCAAATCAAGCGCCGCGTACCGCGGCCGACCAACGCTCAATCTTTGAATCGTTCCAAATTGGCCTCGGCACTGGTGGCACGAGCACCGCGGAATACGCTTTGAACCAAGCGCCGAAGCAAATGGCCGCCTTCCTTGGTGCGTTGCTTTCAGGAAACAGCGTGACGCAAGCGATGGAAGTTGGTACTGAGATGGTCAAGACGGGCAACGTCGCAGAAGATGCAGACCGCGCAGCGATGTTCGGAGAGATGAGCGGTATCCTGCGCTACCTTCAAAGTCGGTAAATCATGCCAACCGCAACCGCCATTTCCCGCAGCGCGATCACCGCTCAGAACTTCAGTGAGGGCGGGCCTGCGCAGGCGTCGACGTATACCGTCATGCGCCGCGTCACGATGAATGGCACGGTAGACGTCGAGAACGCCACGCAAATGGCGTTGGTGCTCGGTGCATTCGGTGCGCCGCTTTCGTCGCTGCGCGCCACGATGGTGCTGACAGAGCGCATGGGGATGATGCGGCTGCGCACGGTCTCGGCGACGCCAGTGCCAAACACCGAATCGAGCGTGTTCGACGTCACGGCCAAGTATGACCAACTCTACACGTGGAACGTGGCAACTGGCCTGAGCAAGTTGCAACTGCCCGTTGAAGTTGATTTCGACGCGACTCCGCGCAGCGTGCTTATGTATCGCTCGCCTTCCTTCACCACGCAACCGAGCGCCGATCTCAACACCACCACCGACATCGGTGGCACGAAAGTCGACTACGCTGGCAAGCCGATTCAAGCGCTTATCCCGCAAATGAGTGTCCGTATTTCGCTCATCACGGACGTTTCGGGCTTCAACTCGAGCCGCACCCTTGTCACCGTGTATGACCGAATCGACACACTGCGCGGCAAGTGGAACAACGCAGCGTTCAACCAGTGGGGCTCGTCTAATCAGGTCTACATCGAAAGTGCGAGCGTGACGCCGATTCGCGATGAGTACTACCGCGCGACGTTCAATTTAAAGTGGGATTTGTGGTTTGGATGCGAGCAACAACCAAAGACCGACGTGTGGGGAAAAGCTGCGCTTGATTCCAACGGCGCAGCGAACGTGGTTACGTGGAAGTCGCTTGTGCGGAGTACGGCGAACTTCGGTGCTATCTATGACCTTTCGAGTGATGCGACCGTGGCTGCCGCTATCGCGAAGGAAGGTTCTTTCATCAGTTACCCATGATTCAGACGCACTCACAACGCGTGGCGGCTGCGAACACGGCACAAATGGCCGCGGCGTTGCCGTCTGAGTCGCGGGCACGTACGCAGCTCGACACGGTGCCGTTTATCCTCGGAAAGATCACGGGCGCGACTGCGCTGCCATCCCCGGAGGTCAACCGATGGCTGTACACATGGACACAAGCCAACATCGGAAGCACCAACCGCTACATCTTTGAGGTGCCCGCATCGGAAGCGTGGTACTACGGCGAAGCGCTCAATACAAATGAGGCCGCCAACACCACGACGTTCATCGGGCCGGGGATTGACCCGGCAAACGTGCCCGCGGGCTTTCAAGTGAAGCCCGTGGCCGTTGGAATGTACGTACTGCTTTACCCAGGCCGTCGCGTTGACGGCTCACCCATTTGGCTCTTTGCCGTTGAAAACGCACTCGACGGAGTTTGCTGAGGTTTCCTATGGCTTGCATATTCCACACACCCAAATTTTTCAACGGTACTTCTGCAAACTGGGTCACCTTGCCTGCGCTTCCTGCAGGCGTTGATCCAATGCGCCGAGTCATTTTGAAGGGCACGAATAACGCCACACCTCGCGTCGCGGTTGCTTTCCGCGTTGGAGATTGCACGGCAGGACAAGCGCTCGCGGATCGCGGAGAGGTTTACGTTGACTCTAACCGTGGCATTGATCTCGGCGTTGTCAATTACAACTCGATCACCGTGCGAGATAATGCAAACGGAACGTCGACGGATACGGGATACATCTACGTCGTGTCCTACAGCTCGACGGACTACGGACCGCGAGGAGTTTCCTAATGGCGCTTATCTTCCATGTTGGCTTCACGTCGAATGCTCGAACAGGGAATTGGTCGTCACTGCCTGCGCTTCCTGCGGGCGTTGACCCAATGCGTGAGGTGGTTTTGAGTTGCGCTTCAGCTTTTCACGCGGGGCACTGCACAAAAGACCAAGCAACCGACGATGCGGGCTTCTTTTTCTACGACGCCGGGCGCAACTCGCTCGGCGTGGTGGATTACACCAAGATCACCGTGCGGCAAGTGAGTGGGAGTAGTGCGAGTATGTTCATTCATTCGTACTCGATCTCTGACGAAGGGCCGGAAGGGAACTAAAAATGACGTTTCCCGAACTTGCACAACTCGTTGCGCCATTCGTCGCCGTGTTGACGGCCAGCGCGTGGTTGCATGGCACAATCGCGAGCCTTCGCGAGACAATCGCGATGCTGAGTGAACGAGTTCGATATCTCGAAGCCGAGGTGGAACGCCTCAGGGGGGGGAAATGAGTTGGAGAACTACCACAGCGGGTATCGCTGCAATCGTTGCCGCTATCGCCACCGCAGTCGTCGCGTTGTTCGACGCGGACCCACTTACTACGCCTGATTGGGGCGCCGTCGCAGCCGCGTTCATGGCTGGCGTCGGGTTGCTCGCAGCACGAGATAACAAAGTCTCGAGCGAGCAAGCGGGCGCGAAGTGATCTATGAAATTGCACGGGCCGTACTCGATTCGATTATCAAGTGGCTTTCATCGCCTCGCGTGGTACGCGTTGTGGGTGGCGGCGCTCGCGTCGCTGAACGCGTGCGGGCCGCGATACGTCGCCGCACCGGACAGCCCGATGCTGATTCTCGAGGGCAAGGGCAGCGTCCGAGTGGCGATGCTTGACGGTGAAGACATGGTCGATGTCGGCTGGATCGACGCCGAAGAACTCGAAGGCCAAACCGTCGTGCAATACGATTGGGTCAACCATGAGTAACCACCGTTGGTGCTGCTGCTCGCAAGAGGTCGAAGATTGCTGCGATATGCAGACCAACTGCCCGACGTTTGTCGCGCCCGCCACCATCACCATCGTTTATAGCGGCACGATTACGCGCACATGGTCGAACGGTGTCACGCACACCCTAGCAACTTACACCTACACGATCAGCAACAACACAGCGTTTACCACGACTGGCAACAACTGCAGCGGAAGTGTGCCGCGTGTATTTGCGTGTGCACAGGCAAACGTGTCGTACGACTTTCGCGAATACGTCTACCAGGCGAGCGCAGACACCGAGTTTTATTACGACCTGATCGCGGATGAGTGCTCGGGATGCGATGACAATTTGCAATGCAAGACAGACATCGCGTTCTGTCTTGAGAAGACTTACCGCAGTTACGGAACGTCGCGCGTGATGACCAAAGACGCGGCCGCGACTGGTGTGATTGAATACAAGTGCTGCGACTCGTGCGGCTGCATTCGGCCAAGCATTCAATACAGACCCGCGAGCGAAACGCTCAACACGGCCAACGATTTCTTTGTGTACACCGCAGGGTGCTGCACCTCGACTTCGAGTTACGAAGAGGCTGGCACTTGGATCATCAATAAGTTTGAAATCGCCGGGGCTTGCGGCTGCCCGTCGGCATCGACCTGGGAGGAGATTGTTTCACCTTCAGGAGGTGACGGTTGTACCTCGCAACTTCCATTCCCAAACTACTGGCCACCGAACGTGGTCGCTACGTCGTGGCAAACGATGACGTCACAGAGCAGTTGCGGCGCGTTCGATTGCAATGGGATCCCGAATGGCGTCTGCGGCTCGGGCAAAGTCTATTTCAACTGGTTCTGCTACCCGTCGCCGGGTGGTATCGAAATCCCGTGCGAGGTTGTGCTGTCTTTTACCGACACGTGCTCACAAACGATGACGGTGACCATCACATGACTTGCAAGCACCTCGACGCGCACAAGTGCACCCACCAGGACGCGCCCGCGTTTGGGCGTCACACGCCGCCGCGGGTTTGTGCCGCTTGCCCGTTGTACGACGGACCACCGCGGGGCCTGGGCGACACGGTGCACACCGTCATTGAGGCCACGGGCGTGGGAACGGTCGTGCGCACCGTGCTCGGCAACTGTGGCGGCTGCGCTCAGCGTCGGCAAGCGCTCAACGAAAAATTCCCGAGTTCGGCTAATGCAGGCATTGACGAAACGCCGAAAGAGTCGTAACGTCAATACCTCACCGCGGCCGAGCCGCAGAAAGCACAACATGGAAACAGGTAACGAAACGCCGAAAGAACGTCTGAAGGGTCAACCCGTATGGGTCAAACTCAATCAGTACGCGCGTTTGCGTGCGCTTGCTGAGCGCGATGGCAAACCGTTGGCTGCGCACGCTCGCCGAGCGATCGAGTTGTATTTGCGCCGCGAAGAACGCAAGGGCGCCACGATCGAGGTGCGCGCATGACTTGGGCTCTCTTTGTTCTCGTGTTCGCTGCGCTTGCGGGCGCCGTCGATTGGAGGGACTCGAAATGAGCGGCCAAACCACCCAACAACAACGCGACGAGCACTGGCGAGAAGGTAGCGATGTCTACCAGCACACCTACGCGTTTCACCATCGCGTTCTGCCGACGGCTCAGCGCACGCCCGATGCCGACGACGAGGCCGATGCGCTCTACTACTACGCTCGGGTCAATGAGGCGGCCGATCGGAAACTTGCCGAAGCGCTTCGCGCGGGCGCGGCACGGATTCGAGCGCTTGAGGCGGCGTTGTTTGCGAAGACCCCACCAACGGAAGGAAAGACCGAATGAGTACCGACATTGTGCCCATGTCAATCGAGCCGACGCCGCTTAGTCGGGCTCGATTCGAAGCCACCGTAGCCCGCGAAATGGGCCCTTACATCGTGCGCACTTTCTCCATCGAGCTGCAAGGCAAGCGCTACGTTCAAGTCGCGGGGGCTACGGCGCTCGCTTCAGGCTGCGGCTACGCGGTCAAGGAAGTCGAGGTGCGTCGCTTCGAAGCCGATGGGATCAAGGGTTGGGAAGCCACAGCCGAAATCCTCGACCGAGCCACTGGTGTGGTCATCGGCCGAGGCTCGGGCATCGTGACCGATGATGAGAAGCCGTGGGGAAGTCGCCCCCAGTTTGCGCGTCGCGCGATGGCTTCAACCCGTGCCGCGGGGCGGGCCCTTCGCCTGTGCTGCGGCCATTTGTTTGCACTTATGGGCGACCGAGTCGCCACAGTTACCGCGGAGGAGATGCCCGATGAATGACTTTCTTGCTCGCGAATTGATTGATGTGCTCAAGCACATGGCTGCAAGTCAGCGCCTGATCGAAATGCACCTTGCGGAAATTCGGACCAGTGCTTGCCTTATCAGGCACGAGATGGATACGGATTACCGCGTTTCCGAAGAGTTTTACGAGTGGCTGCATGGCACAGTTTTTAGCGACCGAGAAATGGTGGAGCATTACCATGACACCAAGTGAAGCACTGGCCGAGATTCGCGCCATTCTGAACCGCCTAGAAGCTTCTCAGAAGCCCGCGCCCGTCGCGCAAGGCCAAGGCGCGCCTGTGAAGCCCGACGCCGCTACGGCCGATTCCCGCCTTTCTTTCCGCGATGGGACGGTCTGCTACTGGGAAGTTGGCACGACCAAAGCGGGGACACCTCGAGCCCGCATCGGGATCGAGTGGAACCAAGCGGGCAACCTTCAGAAGGAATACTGGGATTGGTACGACCTGAAAGCGGCGGAAGCCGTGGACCCGCTCGGCAAGGGCGACCGTGTGCAAATCGTCCTGAAGCCGTGGAAAGATAAGCACATCGTGAATGCCATCACGGTGGTCAGCCGAGCCGACCTAAAGCGTGTACCGTTCCCCACCTCGCTCGCCGAGTCGGACGAGATCCCGTTCTGAACCATTCCCCTCGCGCGGACGTTGCCACCGCGCAGGCTCCCTGAGCAAGCCCCCCGTGCACCCGCGGGGGGCTTGTGCTTTTTACGGAGGCAACACGCATGGACGCTAAATTGTGGATGGAAGCGCCGCCGCAGCAACCGACGGCGGGGGATTTCGAGTGGGCCGACAAAATGCGCGAGCGGTTGAAGGCGTGGCTGCACGTCGGTCGAACCCGCAAAGATTTTCCGTTTGAGCGCATAGCGCACGAGATTTCGCATAGGCACGACTACCTAGACGCGCGCGACGTATCCGCCGCGTGCCGCAGGGTGAAGACGTGGGTGGATTTCCAACGCCGCAGGGAAGCCCGCAGAATGACCGAGAGTGAACTGGCGGTGTTCCGCTCGGGGCTGACATGGAAGCCCCACACGGCCGCTTGGCGTGTCTTCGAGGGCTATATGCGCGACCGAATCGGGGATTGGCCGCTTATCTGCGGAACGGCGCTTGGGTCAACCTCGGCCGCATTCGCGGCACTGGCAGGCGAGGAGGTGGGCGAGTTCCTCGAGTTGGCCGACCACTGCGCGAGGTTGTGCGCAGAGTTACCCGAGGATTGGGACCCTCGGCCGACCGAGCGTTTCCCCGCAGCCTTTCCTGAAGAGCGGCGAGTTGTGTACCGCGCTACACCGTTTCGGAGGTACACAAATTGAGCGAGCCCACACCATTTGAAATCTTGTCGCCCTCGATTGGCGACGGTGTGCCCCCGATGCGCCCGTTTGTCGTTGACGGGTTGTTGCGTAGGGGCGAAATCTGCAACTTCATCGGTGCGAGTAAGACGGGCAAAACTTGGATGCTGTACCACCTCATCGCGGCGCTCGCGAGCGGCGGCGCGTGGCTCGGCCGCCAGTGCACCCAGTCGCGCGTGTTGCTCGTGGACAACGAGTTACACCCCGAGACTGCCAAGAACCGCATGGCGAACGTCGTCGAAGCGCTCGGCATGGACAAAGCCACGTTTGATGAACGCGTACGCGTGGCTTTCGTGCGCGGGCGAATGGCAACCCTCGAGGACGTGGAAGCCACGCTACGGGCCGCAGGGCGCGGCGCATTCGACGTGATCGCGCTTGACGCTTTCTACCGATTCCTCAACGGCGTCGATGAGAACGCCAACGGCGAAATGACTGGCGTTTACAACCACCTTGACCGCATCGCCGAGTTCAGCGGCGCTGCCATCATCAACGTGCACCACAGCTCGAAGGGCGACCAGGCGAACAAGGCCACCACGGACGTTGGCTCGGGCGCGGGCGCCATCGCACGTGCCACGGATACCCACCTAGCGTTCCTGCGGCACATGGAGGAAGGTTGCGTAGTGCTGCGCGGTGAGTGCCGTTCGAGCCGACGGCCGATGGCCGTGGGGCTGCGCCTAAACCCGCCGTTTGTGACGGTCGACGAGTCGCTGGACCTCGACGACCTGTGGACAGCGAAGAAAGCGAGCAAGGGCGCGAAGTCTGAAATCTCGCTTGCCGAGTTTGTGGATACGTTCATCGACGGAGATTGCACACGCGGTGAAGTCGTGGCACGTGCTCGTGGTCATAAGGTTGCCAAGAACCTCGCCGAGCGGCATTGCAGCGAAGCGCTGCGGCTCGGTATCTGCGAGGAAGTGAAGCGCCCAGTGCCGCGTGGTAGGCCAAAGATGGTGATGCGCAAGGTGTCTCCGCATTGACGCGAGTCAATGATCTTTTCTTTTCCTACGCTATATAGAAAGAGATAGGAAAATGCCACTGCTGCACAGTGGCTTTCCTACTATCGCTTGCGAGTGGTAAGTAACTGCTAGACATCGCTGTTAAATGTGGATATCCTGTGGATATGTCACGATCGAGCCGCGAGAAAGGTAAGAGGGGCGAACTGGAAGCCTGCGAAGTACTAGCGAGGGTCGGTATCGACTGTCGCCGAGTCACCCAGTACGCCAACCGTTTCGGTGGGCACAAAGACCCCGACGTCGTCTGTGACCGAATGGACGTTTGGTGGGAAGTGAAGCGCGTCGAGCGCTTGAACCCGTACGCGTTCCTCGATCAGGCCTTGACGGATAGCCGCGGCAAGAAGACGTGCGCCGTGCTTATGCGATCCAGCCACAGGCCGTGGCTGTTGATGATCCGCCTAGACGACCTGCCACGCTTTGTCGAGGAGTACCAACGTGGGAATACCCGTATTCAACCCGCGGCCGACGATTCCCAACGCGAGGCGCTTTGAGGCCGATCATGTCGCAGGCTTCAGCGGTGGCAACTGGCAGCGCATTCGAAGGCACTGGCTTATGCATCACCCTGCCTGCAACCGATGCGGGCTCGCCGGTGAGGAAGTGCACCACATCGTGCAGCGTGCTCATGCGCCGCATCGGTGGAACGATTGGAGCAACCTCGAGACGCTGTGCAAGCGTTGCCACAAAGAGCACCATAACTCTACAAACGTCTGATAACTGCTAGGTGCGTCCCAAAATGGTTATGCACAAGTTATCCACGTCCATTTCGCGAGTTATCCACAAGTTATCCACATGTCCACAAGTTATCCACATTTTATCCTGACGTTGGGGGGGTAATTTTTATGAGACGGTCGCCCCTAGGGAATCACACCGCCTCCTCCCC